TATTTGCCAACCATAAGCCGCATCGGCTCCTAAATTAAGATAACCATATTGAGCTTGAGTACTAGACATTGTAATAAATTGAGCAAATTGTGCATTACCTGCAAAAGTTGCCTTACTATTTAACCCATTTATTTTTAAAGCAGGTGCATTAAAAGTGCTTCCGCCAACTTCTGTAGAAGGTGTAATTTCAAAATGTTGATCTATATTTTCTTGAGCAGCTAGCATCCAACTATATTTAGCTGAATCAGGTGTAAAGTATAATTCTGGGGAACTATTATCTATAGTAAAATCTCCAGTAGAAGTTATACCACCTGATGCTATAGATCCTGCAAAAGTTGCATTTCCTGAACTATCTAATGTTAATGCGTTAATAGGAGTACTTGCAGAATCTGCACTATTTACTGTAAATCTTAATAAAGTTCCTTGACTTTGCGAAAAAGAATTACCTAATTGAATTGAACTAGCATTTGTAGTACCTATTCCTGACGATATTATATTTTCAAAATATGGATTTGCTGTTGTTCCATTTGTTACGTCTCTATTAACAAAAACTTTTCCGCTAGTAATTGTTCCTCCAAAAGTTGAGTCACCATCAACTTCTAATGTGCTACTAAAAGTTCCAGTAGTTCCGCTTATTGTACCACCAGTAACATTACCCTCTAAATTAGCTACAAGAGTGCCAATAGCATATCCTGTACCACCAGTATTAACTATTGTAGTTGGTTCAGTAGAAGTGCCTAAAAACAGCTTAAACTTGTTGTCATCAGCATCATTGAACAACCCTTTGAATTTAGTTACATCAGATTCTACATATTGACCAAAATAACCTATATCTAAACTATTTCCAGCATTGTTTCTTGCTAGTTTTATTAATGGATCTTCAGTAGCTAAATCTTCTACATCTAAATATGTAAGAGTTCCGCTAACTGTAAGATTACCACTTACAATTAAATTACCACCTATTTTTGAATTGCTATTTACATGAAGATCAAATCCTACTGCTGGTGTTACTCCTATTCCTATTTGTGTAGTAGATACAAAGAATGGAGAGTTATTACCAAAACCATCTGTTAATTGTTTAGCACCAATAGTTATATTACCATTATCGCTGAACTTAACAAGTGATTCGTAAGTATCTTTTATTTTAGTATTAGAAAGTGATGCCATTATTCAAAACAAGTTGGTTGTGAATTAAACATCTTTTCCCAATTTATTATGTTTGCCATTATCTTTCTTTTTTAAATACGTTAATAGTTTTTTTACGTTAACCTCTTTAGGTTTGTAATTCCTTTTTAAATCACCCATCCATGAAATCCTGTATCTTTATCAGGATAAATATCTTGATTAGAATTACTATAATACTCATTGAATTTAGCAGGTGCATTAAAGTTCATATAATCTATAAATCTTTGTGCATAGTATTCTGCAAAATCTCTCTCCTTTTGAATTAAGAAATCTATCTCTTCTTTGCTTGCGTTAGAGCTGTTCTCTGCACTGTGCTTATATATACCACCATTTGATATAGAATATGCAGCAAATGGCAAGTATTCTACCATAGCGAAGTGTATGAGCATAGGTTGTATGTATTCATTTACTAAAGATAAGTAATCTCCAGCTAATGAACCAGCCAATATATCAGCACTTATTTTATCATATAAATCTGTACCTAAATAATTTTGTATATGTATTTCTTGAGCTAGATCAATAAACTGTATAAATTTATCTGTATCTACATTTGAATTTAATGCAGTATTTTTTACTAAATCTGATCTCTTTATAAATAGTGCTTTTGCCATTATTCTTCTGTGTTAATTGATTCTTCTTCTATTATCTCACTATCATCTTTTTTTATACCAGTTTCTTTTTCTATCTCTGCATCAGTTACAGCATTAGTAAGATCAGTAAATTCTAAAGGTTGTAGTGTTTTAAAGTATATGTCTAATTCGATTCCGTTATACATTAATACTTTTTCTAATTCATCCAGTATAGTAACTTGCATTGGTCGTATAACTGTATTATCCATAAGTAATGAAGCTGTCTGTAATTCTTCTGCATTATTACCTAATCCAGTATTATCTTTTATACCAACTAACATAGGAGATACAATCCTGTGAGATACCATTACCTTTCTCATAGATTCATCACTTAAGAATTTATACTGCTCATGTGCATCACTTAATATAACTGGCTCAATACTTGCAGAGAGCTCTTTGCTATCATTAAATGCCAATATAAATCTACCAGCATTAGAAGAACCACTAAACTTTTCTTGTATATTTTGTTCAATCAAAGATCTCTGCTCTTCTGTTGGAACCCCATTATTAAAGTTTATAAGCATACTTGGAGCAAGTCCATTCTTTATATTATTTATATGGTAATTCGCTATCTCTTCTTCTAACTCTGCATATTGTAAACCTCCTTGATAATCAACTGGTGAATAGTAATAAAATCCAGCTCTATAAGGTTTAATATATAATATCTCTAATCCTGATTTACTTGTACCAAATGCAGGTATTCTTTTAGGTGTATTCTTAAAACTAACTTCTGACCAATCTTTAGAGTAGTAAAAACCTTGTATATCACCCTTGTTATTTGCTTTCTCTGCCCTTAACGTTTCTACAGGCATGTGTTCTACTTGCACAATCTTTTTACGGTCCTTAGAATAGATTATTTGAAGAGCAGCTTGTCCCATCATTTTATAATCATAGCATATCTTTTTCATACATGATTTAGTAAAGAGTTCTTTCATCTCTTTATAATCTTTTCCTTTAGCATCTTCTTCAACAGCATCTATACCTTTACCGTATATCATTTCTGCTATACCATTAATAGCAGCATTATTTGTAGGACTTCCGTTATATCTATCTATAAGGTAATCAAAGTAATTATTGTCTTCTCCATACTCTACCCAATCTCTATTATATTGTTCTACAATTTCTGGTCGAGTATAAGATGACATACTAACTATATGTATCTTTCCTTTTTCTGTTTTAGGCAAAGGATTATTAGCTAATCTCTTTTTTGCCATTTTATTTACTTTTCTCATATTATTACAAAATCATTATCGTATGTGTTTTCTGTAGTGTATTCTCCAGAGTGTACATCAAAGGTATTAAAATTAGTTTGATCTGTACAAAAAATAGAACCTCTATATATAATTGTAGATCCATTCTTTATTACAAATGAATAAAATCTATCTTCAATCATTAAATTATTAGATTGTCCATCTACAAATGCTCCTGTAACAGTCATGTAACCATTAGAGTTAGTTACTGCAACTGTTATAGCATTAGTTTTTCTTGTAGATTTATCAGTAAGTTCAAACGTAACTGAGCTTTGTGCACTTCTAGGAATTACCTTAAAACTCTGATTGCTTGTTGATGTAGTTAATATTACCATATTATAAATAACAAATAATTTGGTATTTGTTTCAATAAAAAAAGGGATACCGAAGCACCCCTTTATTTAACCCCTATTAAATTTAGTTATTATGAATTACTTCCAGGTGTAATAGTAGATGCACCAGCCGCAGTAATTTGTGCTGCTGCTGTTTGACCTCCACTATTTTCTAGGAAGTTAGCTGGCACTTTTTCCATACCAGTAAACGTAAGTGTATAACCACTTAAATCTCCCATTGCTGCACCAGTTACTATTGTTCCACCAGAAACATCAGCACCGTTTTCTAATCCCATAACAAATACATTTTGGTTATAATCTTCCACTAAAATATGTGGGCGACCATAAGCCATTAACTTAAGTTCTTTATTGTCTTCTTTAGTTAATTTATGTAATGTTAAATTTAATGTTTGTTCAAAGAAAGTCGTTCCGTTTTCTCTTGAAGATGTTATATTCTGTTCAAATGATGAATTTCCTTTCACGTCATACTGTAAAACAGTAAGTCCACTTCCAAAGGTATTAATAACGTCAGTACCACTCGTATATGCAATAGTACTAAAATCACCAAAATCAGAAAAATAAACAGCTTTTATACCACCAACAACATCTTTACAAGGTTCTTTTCTACCTAATGTTAATATTTCGCAAGCCATAAGTTTTATTTTTTATTATAAAAAAAGGGTAAGCAGATATTTAACTACCTACCCTAATTTTTGGTTAATTTAATTTATGAAGAATAAAGAACTATCTCTGATCCTATTCCGTACTGTACTCCAGAAGTAAATCTCATAACAACTCTTACGTTTTGAGAACCATCTAGATCAGCCATGTCAATAACTTTTACTTCATTGTGATCGGATAATAATCCAGTTCCAAAGAATAAGTTAGATTTTTGAGCTGCCATAGCATAATTGTCTGGTAACCCATTAGCAACAAATAAATTCACACCATCAAAAGATAATGCTCCATTTTGCCACCACATAGTTCCTTGTCCATTTACACCATTTGCTCCTATGTCAGATACATTTTCTGATCCAGCAGCATTTTTAAGTATTCCAAATCCACCTAAAGCTCTAATATAAGCTCTTGCAATGCTTTGAGATACATAAATAAATAAATCTTCTTTTCCGTATAAAGCAGAAGGAACAGCATCAACTATTTTTCCTAACTCTGCAATTACGTTTGCAGATGTTACAGTTGCACCAGCAACATCAATAACAGTAGCATCAGCTAAAGCTAAAGTTGCAATACCATTGAATTCACCAGCTTGAGCACCACCTAAGTTACCTTGCCAGATATTATTTTCTGTTTTTTCAGCAACTAATCCAGATACATGACCGATTAAGTAGTCACTGAATTTAGGAGGTAGGTTGTCAAATGCAGAATATCCCATTTGTACAGCTTCCCAATCTGATCTAAAATCTGATTTACATAGTTGTAAGTTTACTTGGAATTCTTCTGGTTGAAGAACTCTTTCTGTTAATGTAATAGTTGAAGTAGCAGAAAAATCACAAGTACCATCAGCGATTAGATCACTGCTAGTAGCTAGTTTTTTAATAACTTCTTTAAACTTCACATTTGGTTTAATTTCTATACCACCTCTATCAAGTGTAACACCTGATAATAAAGCAGCAGAAATATACTTCCCAGCAAATTCGCCAGCATAAGTACTTGTAATTGTTGTAGTAGTAGCCATTTTTTAATTGTTTTTAGTTTGGTTTATTTTAAATTAGCAATTTTGTTCATTACTCTATCTCTAGTGTTCATCACTCTGTTCTGACCAAAAGATTTAAAGTTTCGTTTCACTTCCCCTTCTGGGTTATGTGAGATTGGTTCTGAAGCCGGTTCAGCAGATAGTTTTTCTATTTCTTTTTCCATAGATAACTTTTCTTCACCATAACCTAATTTCATTTCTTCAATCATGTTTTTTAATTCAGATATCTTTGAATCAAACTCGTCTCTTCCAACGTATTTAGTTTCATCCATTTCAATCTCTTCAGTAACTTCCTCTATAATAGGAACTTCTTCTTGTAGATCTTCTGATACAGTTTCTTCAGAATTCAAATCTTCTTTATTATCTTCACAAGCACAAGCTAGTTCAGTTAATTCTTTAGATTTTTTCTCTTCCTCTTTAACTTGTTCCGAAAGATTTACTTCGTTTTTTACTTCAACTTCTTTAACTTCATCTTTCTTAACTAATGATAGTTTTTGCATGATGTCGTTTAAAATCGAGGTAGCTTTAGTGTTTTCCATAAATTTCGATTATTAAATTAATTTATTTATTATTAATTAACCGTATATAGAAAGGTTGTTACATTTTTATATTTTGCCAACCCCTTGACTTCTATAAGTTCCGTCACAACACTTTTTTGAGTATGTTCCATTCTTACAAAGACAACCTCTTTTCTTATTGGTAGGTATAGCCATTCCTACAGTTTCATTTGTTTTTTTCATAACTATTATTCAGGTATACAATTAGGAACTGTTCTACCATTTTTATCCTTCATACCAACCTGTTCATATCCTGTTTGACATGGATCTTCTAGATTTATAACTTTATCATGAGATTCACAAGGCATATACCAGTTTTTACCATCTTCCTTATGTGTATGATAACCTTCACAACCCATGTTTATAGCTTCTTTTTGTGCTTCTTCAATAGTTTCATAAGCATTATTTCCATCTATTTTCTTTAAATCTATTTCTCCTAACTCTTTAAGTTTGCTTCTTGACCAACCTAATGCCGCTTTACCTCCCCATAGTAAATAAGATATAGTTCCGCAAGCTTTACTATCACCAGCATCGTAATATGTCTCTGCTCGACTTAAGTATGAATACATTCTTTTAATCGTTGATACAGATAGTTTTTCACCTCTACTAAGTTGCTGTGCACGAATTTTTCCTACACTTGTAGCACATTTATTATTTACTTTTTTATTAAGTTCAATACCTCTTTTGGCATTATTTCTAACACCGCTACCATAATCACTATATGTTTCTAGTTCATACTTATTATCTAGTATTGAATTGGCAAGCTCTAACAATATTTCTCTAGCTTCTTCTTCATTATTAATCTCATTTATTTTACTCATAGCTATTTTGTCAGTAAAATAACCTTCTATAGAGAATCCTTTTACCTTACCTGTTTTCACATAGTCATTCCAAACATCATCATTATTTACTTTCATAGAAACCATCCATGTTCCTATCGGTAAATCCATATCATACTTTCTTGATTTATCATGTACTTCATCTTCTATAATCCAAGATTCAACTACAGACAAGCCATGTAATTCAGCTTGATGTTCTAATGTAGATTTGTTTTGATTACCTCTCATTAAGAATAGCTGAGATGCTTGTCTTACTGTATCTTCACTAAAAAAGATATAATACTCTTCCTGTTCATTTCTTCTGTATATGTTTTTATTAGGAACTAAAGCCGCACCCATCAATATTCTTT